ATGATGCAGAACCTCCTGAAGATGACCCGGATAATAGATATGGATATACTTTTGATTTTTGGAGAGGCCCGATTCTTCCGTTTGAGGGTGAAAGGGATCATACTTTCATAACGGAGAGGAGGGTTCTTGAAGCTAGGTATGAAGGGCCTAATGTCTATACTGTTTCATACCGAGACTGGAATAACAAGATAATAGGTTCTGAGAAAGTATTACACGGTAGGGATGCAAGTCCTCCTTCTTTGAGTACGGATTTTAGGAAGGGTTACGATTTTATAGGATGGGAAGGAAACCCCGAGTATATTGACAGCGGGAGAGTATTAAATGCTCAGTATAATATACATATATATCCTATATATTTTGAAGATTACGACGGAACTATTCTGAAAACAGAGTATGTGGAGTATGGTGGTAGCGCCTCTCCTCCTGCGGATCCCTCAAGAGAAGGATACGCTTTTGTAGGATGGGATGGAGACGTAGATTTCGTTGAGGAACCTTATCAAGTCTTCAGGGCACAATACCTCCCCATATATGACGTAACTTTTGAGGACCACGACGGAACAGTATTAGAAACTGTAGAAGTAATAGAGGGAAATGATGCTGAACCTTCTCAAGAGCCCCAAAGAACGGGTTACACTTTCGTTGGTTGGGACCCCGATTCCAGTAATGTCCAAGAGGATATGACTGTCGTGGCTCAGTATGAAATCAACCAATACACAATAACCTTTGAAGACTACGACGGTTTTGTAATGGAACAAATTACCCAAGACTATGGAACAGCTATAGATCCTCCTGATGACCCAGAAAGAACTGGATATGATTTTGTTGGTTGGGATCCGGAACTACCAGGTACTATACCAGCAGAAGATAAAACTTTGACTGCTCAGTATGAAATTAAAACGTATACTGTGGAATTTAATTTAGGGGACCATGGTACTCATGACGGGGGAGGAGACTTAACTCAAACCATTGACCATGGGAGTAACGCGGTTGAACCGTTAGTAGATGCGGATGAAGGATATGAATTTGTGGGGTGGGATAGTAGCCTGAATAATATAACGGAAGATAAACTTATTAATGCTACTTACGTAGAAGACGAACATAAAGTTACGTTTGAGGATTGGGACGGGACTGTTCTAAAGGTTGAAGCAGTAGCAGACGGAGAGGATGCTACTCCGCCTCCAGACCCGGAGAGGGTCGGTTATACGTTTACTTCTTGGGATGGGGGGAACGAACCCTTAGATATAACCGGTACAATAACCTATATAGCTAAAGAAGAGGAAATTTAAGGGAGGTGAATCGTCATGAAATGGTTAGATAGAGAGCCTCCTCAGAAGGAGAAGGATGCTGCTAGAGAGATTAAGAAGCGGACATTCTTAGAAGCCTTGGTTGAGACGGGCCAACGTCAAGAAGCTTGTAAGAAGGCGGGCATAGCTAGGAATACTCCTCTTAAATGGGCTAGAGCTGACGAACAATTTGCTCAAGAATGGGAAGAGGCTAAGAAAGCAGCAGCTCACCACTTAGAGGAAGAAGCTCACCGAAGAGCAGTTAAAGGTGTGGAAGAGCCCGTCTTTTACAAAGGTGAACAAGTGGGGACTGTGACTAAGTACTCCGATACTTTACTTATCTTCTTGCTTAAAGGTCTTAAGCCAGAAATGTATCGGGAGAAGTACGAAGTCAAGCAGGACAATAGCCAACCCCAAGAGGTTGTGCATACTCACCAGCTTAGGGATTTGTCAGATGAGGAGTTGAGGGCTCTTGAAAAAGTCGCAACAAAAGGGAAACAATCCCAAAAAGAAAAAGAGGGAACAGCTGGACGCGACTACCATTAATCCTGATGTCTTAGAGAGACAAGTTAAATGGGAGTTGTGGAGGAGGGATCCCCTCAAATTTATAGAAGAGGCTGTATATATCGAAGACAGAGATGTTGAGGGTCTAGCTATTCCTTTTGATCTGTGGGATGAGCAAAGAGATGTAGTAAAATCTATGGTAGAAGACCGGCTTCTTATCGTGCTTAAGGCTAGACAGCTGGGTTTAACTTGGTTGGCTTTGGCTTTTGCAGTCCATGAGCTTATATTTAAGCAGGGCTATTCTGTTGTGGCTCTAAGTAAAAGAGAGGACCCGGATGCTAAGGAGCTAGTTAGAAGGATTAGATTTATACTGAAGTATCTTCCCAAATGGGTGATAAGAGAACACAAAGGGGAAGCTAAAAGGTGGGGAGGACTTACTTGGGAATCTACCACCTTTACTATTACCATCCATCACCCAGACAAAGAAGATTCAGTGTTTCAATCTATGACCAGTGCTCCTGATTCGGGTCGTTCTTTTACTGCCAGTCTTGTGATATTGGATGAGTGGGCCTTCCAGCAATGGGCTGAGGAGATATGGTCCGCAGCTTATCCAACTATAAACAGGCCTACTGGGGGTAAAGTGTTTGGACTGAGTACGGGTAAACGGGGAACCCTATTTGAAAGGTTGTGGAGAGAATCGGAAAAAGGAGAAAACCCGTTTACTCCTATATTTTTACCTTGGTGGGTAGACCCTAGAAGAACACAGGAGTGGTATGAGGAAGCCAAGAAAGCTCTTCCGAATAACTACCGGGCGGAGTACCCAAGTACGCCAGAAGAGGCCTTTATGGTCGGCGAGGGTGCTTTCTTCCCGGAATGGGATCCAGACGTTCATATTATAAACGAACCTGGGTGGTACCCTCCGGAATTTTGCCAGATTGTGGGAGGGTATGATTCTGGGTATGGTTCTAATGCTTGCTTTAAATGGTACGCAGTATACCCCAAAGGGGAAACCATAGCCTATAGAGAATATTATCCACACCAGGTTACGGATGGGAACCAAGCTAAAGAGATTATAAGGTTAAGCGTTACTCCTGACGGGAGGCCTGAGAAATTGGGCATGATATACGCAGACCCGGCTTGTTGGAATAAGCAACCGGGAACAGGAAAAAGTACCGCAGAGGTGTTCATGGAGCATGGCCTTAGATTAGTTCCCGCGGATAATAATATAGAAAATGGATGGAGAAGACTACATGAATGGCTAAGACCGGACGACCACACTGGCGTCCCAGCTCTTAGGTTTACTATTGCTTGTGGTAACACCATTAGGACATATCCGGCTTGTGAACAATCTAAGGCCAATCCTGAAGATATTAGTAGAGACAGTGAACACCATGCTCAGGATACAGACAGGTATTTTGTTATGTCTCGTCCTATGTTTAAGAAGAGAGAGGATAAAGTTCCTCCTAGAGTTCTTCCTCCAGAATTACAAACGGAGGATCACACTATGGAAGAAACTTGGACTGGGTGGTGATGTATTTGGAATATTTCGGAATATTTTTCTTAGGAATGATCTTTGGAGCCTTTGTTGTAACGGTTGCTATACTCATTAAACAAGAACGAGGCTCTAAAGAAGAAACTCCCAAACCGGGTAAGGTTAAAAAGCAGACTATGTTTAAACCTTCGTCTGAGGATTCAGGCAAGGTTATTAATTACCAACAGGTTATGGAAGATTGGTTATACGGGGTTAAAGAGGAGGATGAATAATGCTGGGAATATTTAAAAAGAAGGAAGAAAAAACAGACGCAGACTTGTTAGACTTGGTTTCTGATTCTGAAAAGGCTAGAGCCAAGCTCTTAGAGAAAAGGTATCAAGCGGGAGTTAATTACCTCAGAGCTCAAGGGTACTATGACCAGTGGCCCGAGTATGACCGTTTTTGGAACTCCCAGCAATGGCCTGCCGTTACTGAGAAAACTAAAAAATATCCCAGGCCTGTGACTAATTACTTCGCTTCTATAATAGAGCAGAAAATAGCTGGTGTGATCTATGATATGCCAGAGATATATTATGACCCCGTCGATGCCCAGCAGATTACTAGGGTTGAACTACAGAGGGCAGACTTAGCCGGGGAGGTAGAAGATGTTCCTTCGGATATAGATGCAGCAGAGGCATTATCTCATGTGGCTAACCACCAATGGGAAGCTATGAATATGGAAGACAAAATAGACCAAAAATGTAGAAGTGCTGCTGTATTAGGCGTGGGGATATTACACTTCCCTTGGGATAATACTATAACAGGGGGAGGACCTAATTCTGCTTATATTGGAGATATAGCTTGTAGAGAGATTGACCCGGCTGATTTCTTTCCGGGAAACCCTTATGATGCGGATATACAATCCCAGCCCTATATACTTGTGGGCGAAAGAATACCTTTAGCAGAGGCTAGGGAAAGATATGAAAGCACAGCGGGTGAGAAGGTATACTTACTTAAGCCCGAAGGAAAAACTAATGATAGAGAAATATATGACCAGCAAAGAACCGAATTAGACCAAACTGATTATGTGGACTTAATACACTGCTGGGAAAAGGTTCCTGTGGAAGGAAGAGCTCCTACTCCTTCCGAGAGTGGAATACCAGACGAATTTATGGGGGAGGATGGGGACCATGAAGACAAAGGTAAATCACAAAAACTCAGAGATAGAAAAGAGGATAGAGCGGCTACTCCTACTGAAGAAATTGAAGAAGGTGAGGAGGTCGAAGAAGGCGAGGAAGGGGATGCATTAGACGATATAGAGCTTGTTGAGTATCGTTTAGAATACTCAGTTACTTGCCAAAGTATAGTATTAAGGTATGAGGAAGAATTATACGAACATGGGCTTTATCCTTTTACGGCGTTTCAATGGTACCCTCGTAGGTTTAGTTTTTACGGTAAAGCAGAAAGTGCTGATTTAATAAACAACCAAAAAGAAGAGAATAGGTTAGCAGGTATATCTTTGGTATGTGCTTATCAAACTGGACTGCCTAACTTGTTATATAAAGAAGGGTTTATTAATAGGAACCAGATTCCAGATGGACCTGGAGGAGCAGCTATAGAGGACAACTCCCCGCCTGGACAATGGGGAGCAAGTTACTTACATCCACCAACACCGGCAGCCCATATACCTCAGTTAAGAGAAACTATAGTACAAGGAATGAAGGATGGAGCTGGAGTACATGAAGCTTGGGAAGGTAAAATGGAGGGCTCACAGCTTAATGCTTCAGCTATTATAGCCCTGCAGGAGGCTGCGGGGATTAGAATTAGAGGTATTCAAAGAAGGCTTAGGAAATCCTTAAGAGAAGCTGCTCAGATATGGTTAGCTCACTGGAAGGAGTTTGTGGAAGAAGACCGGTTTATTAAGATACTAGGGGAGAAGAGAGTTAAAGGTTATTTCTGGTTCCGAGGAACCCATTATAGAGAAATGGAGTTTGATGTAAGAGTACAAGCTGGGAGTGCTTCTCCTTTTAGTAGGTCTTTGATGACCGCTCAACTAGATAAAATGCATGAAAGGGGGATTATAGATGGTGAAGAATATTTAGAATGTATACCTACTGATGTATTTCCTCAAGGAGAGAAAATCATTCAACGTAGGCACGAAGCTAAACAACAGCAGAGAGAATTACTTCAAAGACAGAAACAAGCTCTAGTTACTCACATGGTTGAGCAAACCATGGAGCAGGCAAGAGCACAAGATGTGGAAGTTACTCCAGAAGCTTTACAAGAAATGCTTAGAATGGTTGATGATATCGCCATGCAAACAATGGAAGATTTGGAAGCACAGCAAGAACAGGGTAGACGTAGAGGACCAACTCCATTAGGAGGGGGAGGGGCTCTTCCTACTCCTGAAGATCCCGATGCTGAGGAACCCCGGGTGGGAGGTGATGAAGCTCGGGGAGAAGCCGCTGCCCATTTAATGAGTGGTGATACGGGTTATTAATACATTGGGCGTTGATCAGTAATGGCCGCCACATTACAAACTTAGGAGGTTTTAGTATGTTTAATTACAACGAGTGGGTCTTTGACCTACAACTATTTGCGGGCGTTGATGACGACCCTGACGCCGAGGGTCAAGAAGAGCAAGACGAAGACGACGAAATTACCGTGGATTACTTTCTCGAACAAGACGAGGAGGCTGACGAAGAGGTAGAGGAAGAACCGGAAGAGGAACCGGAAGAAGAACCCGAAGATGGGGGAGACTTTGATAAGTCTACTGAGGAAGCTTTCGCTAAGAGGTTAGCTTCTGAGCGAGAGAAGATTAAGGAAGAAATGCAACAGGAGTTTGATAAAAAACTCCAAAGTTTTCAACAGCAGTCTCAGCAGCCTCAAAAGTCCAAAGAGGACATCAAAAAAGAACTTGATGATTTAGCCGATGACTTGGGTCTATCTAAAGAGGCTGTGGAAGTATTGTACAACCAACAGGTTGCCCTTAATCAACAGAACCAGGAGTTACGGAGGGCTCAGAGTGTGATTGAATCCATGAAGGATGATGTCACTAAGTCTGAAGCTAAGGCAGAGATAGAAAATGCTATTAGTAAAAACCCTAATCTCCCGGCTTTTGATGACCAGAAATTGGCTCAAATTAGAAGAGGGCACCGGGAGAAATATGGTGTAACTCCCCCTTGGAACGAGGCTTATAAACAGTTGGTGGCAGAGGAAGCGATGAGTGGGAATTTGACTCGAAAGGTGGAACAGAACACTATGAATAACATCAAGAACCGGGGTAAGAAAACAACTAAGACAGGTAAGAAAGGAAGATCCCCCAAGAAACCGGATGTTTGGGATCTTCCGGAAGACCAGTTCCAAGAGCTTCAAGAGAAAGCTCTAAGAGGGGAACTGAGCATGAATAACCAATAAGGGGGTATAAGGAATGTCTAATCAAGACAACACTTTCCAAGGAAAGGACCCAAAGCATGTTGTAAGAGGAATGGTGATGAGCCATTATGCTGTGGGTAACGTAGAGTCTGACGGACAGTCTTATGTTTACGTAGAGCTTGGGTTTAGGCCGGCACACTTAAAGCTGTTCGCTTTATCCAATGCTACTGACGACCCTGCAGGGACTGTAGAGGCTTTAGAGTGGAACGAGTCGATGTTCTACGAGAACGACGACGGAGAGCTTCAATGGTCTAAAGCTATCCGGTCTACCGATTCCGGAGATTTGTCCCGGGTAGATTGTGAAACCTCGGATCCCACAGGCTCTGGTTTTGGGGGTATTTACGTAGACGCAAGAGGTTTTTATATCGGGCAGGATAACTTCCTGCAAGGGACTGAAACCCACGTTAAGCTAATTAACTTCGTAGCTACTGGGTAAGATTAATTTAAGGGGGAATGATGAAATGAACAAGAAGTTTGGATTTGACTTACAGCGTTTTGCCTCCGGAGGAGGAGGTAACCCTCTGAACACTTGGGAAAACCAAGGTACTCAGGGGTTAACTAACCGGCAGATTACTTTTTATAATCGGACTCTTATTGAAAGGCTCTTGCCTAACCTTATATGGCTTAAGCATGGGCAGAAACGTCCGATTCCTAAAAAGCATGGTATGACTGCCAACTTCCGTAAGTTTAACCGGTTGGAGCCCGCTTTGGAGCCAATCATGGAGGGTATTACTCCGAAGGGTAATAAGCTGGACATCACAGCTATCCATGCTGTGGTCCAACAGTACGGGGATTATCTAACCCTTACTGACCTTATTGACCTGGCAGGTATTGACCCTCACGTTACGGAAGCTACTCAGCTTTTGGGTGAGCAGGCGTCGGAGACTTTGGATATTGTGGTTCGGGATATTGTAGCTCAAGGAACCAACGTTTATTACGTAGGTGGAGGAACTGAACGTGGGGACGTAGCGTCTGGTAATACTATTGATGCTCAGACCATTCGTCGTATACGTCAGGTTATGGCTCGGAATAACGTCAAGCCTTATGAAGGTAAGGATTATTTGGCGTTTATCCACCCGGATGTGGCTTACGATATTATGGGCGATGATACTTGGGAAACCGCTAATAATTACGCCAAGAATAATAACATATTCGACGGCGAAATTGGTCGGCTTTATGGAGTTCGTTTTCTGGAGAGTACTCTTTGCCCCATATTTGAAGGTGAAGGAGACGGTGGAGAAGATGTTTATGGAACTATCGTTATTGGTAAGAATGCTTATGGCGTTCCTGATATCGGAGGTAGTTCTAAGCCGGAGACTATTGTTAAAGCCTTAGGTTCCGCCGGAACTTCTGACCCGTTGGACCAACGCAGCTCCGTTGGTTGGAAGGCTATGCTTACAGCCATCAGGCTGGATGAATTGTGCATACTTCGGGTTGAGAGTGCAACCAGTGTCGGCGCTCTGGATTAATTTAAAGTAAACCGGGTATACACATTAGTATGCCCGGTTTTATATTAAACTATTAAGGAGGTAGAAATAACATGAGTAACAATAGCAAGAAAAAGAAGACTGAAGAGGAAACTGTAGTTATGGAAGACGATAATATGGAGGAATCAGAAGCGGTTCAGGAAGGCATGCCGGAAAGAGACCAGGACCCTATCATTAAGGATAAAAGCCCAAGTCCGGACCCGCTTGCTAAGAGTATCGAAAGACAAGTAACTGCTATGGGAAGGAAGACAGCAGAAAAACTTCGGTCAGCTCCTAAGGAGAAGATTAAAATACCCTTGGATCAACTAAACCCCAACGCGGGCGATGTTGTGGTCGGGGTTAATGGTTGGAACCTACAAATCCAAAGGGGAGTTGCTGTTAACCTTCCATCGCCTGTGGTTGCTCTATTGGAGCAAGGCGGGTACAATCCTACTAGAGTTAGGTAAAGGGGGAAAGTATAATGGGTGATGAAAATCGTTTGACCACAGAAGATATTATGAAGAGAGTGGAGAATGAGGTTGATGACATCCTTGAAGAAGATATGGTTATGGACTGGATTGATGAAGCTCTTTCTCAAATAGCTGTTTTTTGGGGAGAGCCAGCTACTACTGATATAGACGCTACCGGGCAGAAAGGGGAATGGCTTGATCTTCCCTCTGATTTTATAAAAGAGGCTGAAGTATATGACCAAGACGGGAAACGGTGCCACTCTCACACTATAAACTCTGTGGGGCAAATAATGTTTAAGGTGGAGAGGAACTATACCATTAACTACCATAAGAAGCCCGCCCCTATTGACAGGGAGGATAAGAGTAAAGATCTTCCAATCAACCCAATGTTCCACCCTTCGGTAGTACTGTGGTGTAAAGCTGAGTACTGGGATTTTGAATCTGATTCTGACCAGGTGGAGTCTCAGCATGCAAACAAGTTTAGGGAGTTGTTCTATCAAACCGTTCGAGAGATTGCTCGAATACTAGCCGAAGAACAAGTAAGACTTCCCAGGCAGAAGAGAAGGCTTTATAGGAGGTTGGGTAGAATTGAAGGCCTTCCGTTGGAGGCTAGGTTTGGTTTGGGAACTACTCAAGGACCTACAAGAACTCCTGAAGGGAGGTAAATAGATATGGAACGAACTCGGGGGTTTACAATAGGAGATATTATAGACAGGCTAGAACATGAAGTGGACGATGTATTAGAAGAGAAGCTTATATTAAATTGGATAGACGAAGGGTTGTTGGAAATATCCTCCCATTATGGAGAGCCTAAAAGTTTTATAATGATAGTGTCCGATGATGACCCGGAGGAAGCAAGAGATGACTTTTTTGACAACCAACCTGATTACAAGGGAGTGTCTGTGGATTGGAGTAAGAAGGGACTTAAAGAAGGAACTAAGATAATACAGTCTCAGGTTAAGAGGTTTGTAAGTCTTCCTGAAGATTTTATAAAGGAAAACGAGGTAGTAATGGTAGAACACAACCAGAGAACGGGAACTTACGTAATAAACTCACTTAGACAAATAATGTTTCCCATAGCGGGTAATTACCAGATTAACTACCAAAGTTTACCCTATAACGTATTCAGAGAAGACGTGGAGGTTAATGATTATTATTTCCCCACACATTTCCTATCGTCAGAAGAAAAGTCAAAGATAGACTATAAAAAACTCTTGCTTCCTATACATTATCTGTTTCACCCGGCTATGCTTCTGTGGTGTAAGCATAAGTATTGGGAATGGGAATCGGATGCTTCTCCGGGAGAAGTACAACACTCGGAGAACTACTTGAACAAATTTTACCGTAAAGTAGAACAAATAGCTGCTAAGCTTAGAACTCAGAAAAAATACCCGGACATGATAGGGCTTCCCAACTGGGGTAGAGAAGTTCCTACTGAGTGGCCGTTCTAAGGAGGAAGTCTTATGGAAGGAAGAAGACTAGAAGAAATTAAAATAACAGACTTCTCCCGAGGATACGTGGATAGCGTAGAGTCAGAGCTTCTACCTGACGAAGCTTCTCCTAATTGTTATAATGTAATATGTAGAACCGGGGGAAAGTTGGAACCTAGGCCTATGCTTTACGCGGTATCCAGTGTGGGGGAATTTGAATCGGTACAGAAACTACATTCTTTTTACCCCACTAAACAGCCCCTTATAGTAGGGACTACGTTTTACAAAGACTTTGAAGAGAACCATTCTGGTGACACCGAATACTGCAGCTTTTCTTACGATTCTCAAACTGTGGTATCTATTGAAGCAGAAGAAGATGAGGCTTCCCCAGAAACTACTGCAGCAGCTATTACGGAATCTCCTGTAGATTTATCGGACATTGACGAAATTGAAATTAGGTGGGAGGTTTTTCACCTTGCAATAGCTCCTGGAGCAGACGCAGAAACCATAGCTAAGAAAATGAAACTATCTATTCTTCTTGGTCCTTCTGACCCTTCGGAAAAAGAAATACATTGGGGGGAAACCAGTATTTCTCCCGAGGCTTGGCAATACTTAGATTCTTTTGAAGAAACCACTGATAGGATATTATTGGACGATTTAACGGGGGAATATTACGTTCAGTTCTCTATAGAAGCTGGAGACGAGTTCCAAAGCAATCTTCTATTTATAAGAGAGCTGTCTTTTTACCGGCAAGGAAGATTTTTAATGGCTGTTCATAAGGACTCGAATGTAACTAAAATATCTTATTACGAAGACGAAGTAGAGGATTCTCCTCAATTGTTGAAAGAAAGTAGCTTAGAATCAGATTATCATCTTGTAAACACCCCCACTTCTCTTATAGCCTTTAATGGCGTTGATACTCCTTGGAGTTGGCCGGGGTGGGAGGCTTCTGTGAAAGAATTAAGTAACGCTCCTAGGGACGGGGTCTTCCCGGTGTTTCACCAAGGCAGAGTTTATGTAGTAAGGAGATCTGACCCATACAGACTTAATTTTTCTGGTGTCTATGACTATAACTCTTGGCCCGATGTTAACTATATGTACATCGGAAGCTCCAGAGATAACATAACTAATATGATAAGCCAAGAGGGAAGACTTATTATATTCAAAGACCATTCCACTTATATTCTTACCGGGCAATCCTTTGAAAATTTTGCCATAGAGCAGGTTAGCAATGATATAGGATGTGTGGGTCCTAGAGCAGCAATATCTGTAGGAGGAGGACTATTTTTAGTTTCACATCGCGGTATAATGGGGTTTGATGGAGTTAACTTTGAAGACCTATCATCCCCTGTAATAAAAAACCTTTGGGAGAGTTTAAGGGTAAGTCCATATGGAAGTCCATATGGAAGACTGGATCAAGTTTCTATTATGTATTGGAACAACTTATTATTGTTTTATTTTGGTTCTACCCCCCAGGAGTACCCTTGGCCGGGAAATACACTGACTCTAGCCTACGATTTGACTACAGGAGCTTTTTGGCCTTGGGATATATCAGCAGAAACTCATGAGATCTTTTTGGAGTTAGAAGGAGACACTCTCTACCCACATAAATATTTGGCGGGCTCCGACTCTGGAGTTATAAAAAGTTTTGATAAAAAATCGGAAACTGTATGGTCTCCTACTTCCTGTTTCTGGGAGAGTAAGAAGTTTACTCTAGGTTACCCCGAGTGGTACAAGAAACTCAAACGGGCCCATTTAGAAACACAGTGTGATAATGAAGAAGATGTAATAAAACTTACAGTTACCTTAGACGGGCAAGACCATGATTTAAACAATGGGAGGATGGTTAAAGAAAGGGAAGACAATTATATTTCTCAATTTCTGCTGTATGACAGAGATTGGTGGAGATACATGAATTATTCCATTAGATGGGAAAAGGAAGAAGGATTTCAACACTCTCATGTAAGAAGTGTACAATCCCTAATTAAGTTTAAGCCCAGAGGGAAGGTGATTAGAGGTGAGTAAGAGTAATGGGGACCACCGAATAGTTTTTCCTTACAAAATCAAATCTTTTAAGCAAGAAAATGTTCCTGCCTTTAACCGAATATTTTCTTTAATAGAGGGACATTTAACGGATTTAACCACGGCTGTGAGGAAGTGTCAAGACAAACTTGAAGAATTAGAAAAAAGGGTAGAAGACTTAGAATAGAGATGCTTGACAACTCGATCAACGGAGAAATTGAGCTTCGCAGGAATTTAGAAAAATGGAAAGGGATAGGAGGGTATGAGATGATAGAAATTAAGAAAGATATTTTGCCGTCAAACAGGCGTCCAGGCAACAGCATGGACGCGGATTATATCACAATACACCAGACGGGTAACACTAGCGCAGGAGCGGATGCGCGTATGCACGCCCGATACCTTCGCAACCATGGCCCGAATCCAAGCTGGCATTATACAGTAGATGACGAGATTGCAGTGCAGCATTTGCCATTAAATGAAAATGGTTGGCATGCTGGAGACGGCGGCAGCGGGACAGGCAACCGCAAGAGCATAGGGGTGGAGCACTGCATAAACAGAGAAGGAGACTACCGGCGCACTCTAAAAAATGGGGCGAAGTTATGCGCATGGCTCATACACAACGGCAAGGTCAACAAGCCATACCCGGAGTGCTTGTTTCAACATAATGACTGGAGCGGGAAGCACTGCCCGGCACAAATTAGGGACAGGAAAGCGGGCATAGGCTGGAAGGATTACGTGGAAATGGTAGGGGAATACCTGGAGCAGCTAAAAGAGGACGATGGAAGTAAACTTCCAGAGGTAACAGCGAAAATAAGCGTTAAGATTGACGGCGAGGAAACCGATATTGAAGGATACCTTATCAACAACCGCACTCATATACCGGCGTTGATACTTGAGGATTTGGAGGCCGCCGAAGTGACCGGACATGGCGACCACATAACCATCGAGGCCAAAACGGATGACCCCAGCGTGGAGAGAGCCGTTGAGATATTACGGCAGGTCGCTGGGCTAAAATAGCCAACGCACCACCCTGCCTACGGGTAGGCGATACTACCCCGGCCGTAGCCGGGGATTTTTTTGTTCCTAAAATGTTAAGAACTCTTAATAATTTTGTGGCGGAAAAGTCGTTGCTTGTGTTTGACTTCAAGAAGTCATGATGTTATAATATCACTAAGAGGTTGAGGAACACAAAAATAAAAAACAGGGAGGCATAAAAGCATGAAAATAAGGAGGTGTGTGGATTGGCTAATAGGAATAGACCTTACCAAGCTTTAACTCGGGCTGCTCAAGGAGGACAAACGGGGACTCAAGAACCAAAATTAACTCAACTGGTCGATACTCAAACAGTGGGTACCCAAGGAACTAGGACTATAACAGGTCCCCAAGAAACCAAAACTATAACAGGGCAAGAATCCCCGGGTGGCGTAGAATTTCCCGAGATAGGCAAAGACCCAAAGCCTCTTCCATATCAACAACGAATGGAAGACTTGTTGACGGATTTACCAGAAATAGGGGACCCTACCCCAGAAATGGTTGGTAGAGCCCAAGACATAGCGGATTTACAAATAGACCCCCAAAGAAGGGCTTTGGATGAAATGAAAACTGAAGCTAGAAGACAAGACTTAGAAACAGCGGCTGCTAGAGGAGTGGGAAGAACAGGTGTGGTAGATTGGTCGGATCAACAAAGACAAAAAGATTTTACTNGGCAGGTACAGGATTTAGAAAGAATGAGAGGGCAATTGACTAGTCAAGAGCTTAGTAGAATGGAAGAACAGGCTTTTAACCAAGGGATAATGAAGCTGGAAGCTCTTAGGGGGTTAGCTCAAGACACAGTCAAAAGAGAAGATGTTCATTGGGACCAAGCTATGGAATTTATTATGTTTGAAGCTGATGAGGCTTTGCAATGGTTTGATAGATTACATCTTACCCCTTGGCAAAAAGCTCAACTAGACACTATGTGGGCAGAGATAATGGGAGAAGTTCCTGAAGGAACTACTTGGGAGGATTACACACCATGAACCTGAGGGACATGATGAGAGGGAGAGTACAGGAGAGAATAACTGAAAGGTTCCCGGAATATGAACCTCCTCAACCTAGACAAGAAAGTCCTATAGAACAGATATCTCCACGAACCCCTGTGGCAGACAGAGTAGCAAAGATGGCGGAGAGACGAGACGTGCCTTCTATACCTTTTGAGCCTGGTACTCCCACACAAAGACGGAGACAAACGAAGGAGCAGGCTAGACAATTTGATGAGCAATTACAGGCTCAAAGAGAAATGCAAGAAACAGCTTTGTCTGAACAAGCTCGTCAATTTGACAAAGAATATGGTTTGGCTAAGGAGGGGTTAGATTTACAGAGAAAACTATCACAGAGAACAGCTGACGCTAAAAGAGGGCTGGGTATGGATACTTCCTCAGTAACCGGGGCTAGGGGATTAGAGACTGCTTACGGAGCAGCTGCTTCCGGAGACTACGCCGATATAATAAACAAGCATGCCTCTCAGTTTGGGGTTCCTGCCCCCTTAGTTCAAGCTGTGATACATCAAGAATCAGGGTTTAATCCTCAAGCCACTTCTCACGCAGGGGCCATGGGTTTGATGCAACTAATGCCTGGAACAGCTGAGGGGTTGGGCGTAACTAATCCCTATGACCCCGCTCAAAATATAAGAGGAGGGGTACAATATTTAAGGCAAATGCTTGATAGGTATGGAGGAGATGTAGAGTTAGCCTTGGCAGCTTACAATGCAGGACCGGGTAATGTGGACAAATACGGGGGCATTCCTCCTTTTCAAGAAACTCAAAATTACGTTCCCGCTATTATGAACCACTTACAGCGGTATAAATAGGAGGTGAGTAAGTGTGAGTGATTTAAGAAATATCATGGGAGAAATTGCTAAGAACCGCGCAGTTAAACAGATGAGGGGAGATACAACATTAGGAGGGGAAGAAGGACCGTTTGATGCCATGCTTCCTCAAGAAACCAGAGGGGTGGGTAGACCTCCAATAGGTAGAGAAGAAGCGGCGGAAGGAGCAATTGCTAGAACCGGTCCAGCAGAAAGAGTAGCTGAGATGGCAGAAAGAAGAGAACAGCCGGTTGTTCCTTTCGAACCCGGAACTCCCACTCAGGCTAGGAGAGATATGGAAGAAGGAGCTAGACAGTTTGACGAGGGGTTAGAAGCAGAAAGAGAAATGCACGAAGCAGAATGGGGTGAGAGAGCTAGACAGTTTGACCTAAAACATGCTTTAGACCAAGAAAGGTTTGAGTTAGAGAAAAAATTAGAAACTATGACGGGTAGAGCAGGAACCGGGTCGTTGCCTGGTATGGATGTTCCTATGGGAGCTATGCCTGGGGATGCTGAAATCTCTAGAAGTGTGGCTGACGATATACTTTGGCCCGGATTACAGACGGATGAAATCAAAAGCTATAGAGATTTCGAGAGAGCTTTCCCTTGGGAGCAAGCCAGAGATGCTGGAGTACCCTCGGGGGATGTAGAGAGAACTTTAAAGAGGAGTTACGACGATTTAGCTTCTAAGAGGGTGTGGCAATTAGTTGAGGAATCTCTACAAGATATGCCCGGGTTCGTACAAAGACATGACCATCCGGGAGAACAGTACAGATTTGCTCTAAATCACCCGGACCACGGAACTACTATAGAAAGTTTAACTCGAGGATTACCAAGTGATAATCCCTTCCGTGTATTATTGGATAGAGCAGAAGAACAGGATCAAAGAGGAGGTGGGTTCTAGATGGCTACTCGATTGGTTAGGCCCGGTGACCCGTTATCTAGGTTAGACACTAGGTATAGAACTCCTACAGAAAGACTAAGAACCATGACTCAGATACGAGAGGAAGAAGAGCCCCATATTGAGCGTGAAGAAGAAGAGATGAGGGCTCGTATTAGTAGGGCTGAACAAATACATCCGGGTTACGAGTATGAAAGTCCACACCAAGAAACCTACGACTTGGGGAGAATGAGGGCTCTCTTAGAAGAAGAGCCTGGTATGCTTCGTTTTATCGACACCGCTCAAGATACTGCTACAAGAACTTGGTTCGAAGGAACCCAACATCAAAGAGAAAAAGCCTATCAAAAATTAGCTAGAGCTGCCCAACTACAGGATAGTTTAGAGGATAGGAGGCAACGTATAGGGGATGCTTTAACTTACCCAACTGTGCCCGAAGTAATATCTAATGTAGAACGGCGTATGCAGCGTGAAGATCCCGCCACTCTAGATGAACCAGACGACCCGCAAATGACGGAGATGCGAGGACTAATGGATTTAGTCGATAGTATAAAATCATACGGCATGCAGAAGCGGGGAGAAGTTGCTCGTCAACAAACGGAACTAGAGATGGACCGGAAAGAGAGACAAGAGGAAATAGACAGACTGACCCCCAGAGAGCCTGCTACTGAGCCTACTCTAAGGGCCCCTGAAGAAGATATCCACCACCAAGCTCCTACAACTGCGGCATTCCTAGAAGAACCGGAACCCGCGGAACCCGAACAAGCCCTCTACGGATATTACGCTGACTCAGTGCAAACTGTGCTAGAAGCTGAAGACCCGGACGAGGCTGCTAGAACTGTGGAACCNAGTGAGCTTCCACCTACTGTACGAGAATTTGTAGGAGACGAACCTATAGAAGCTAAACCTGTTCAAGAGATAGAAGAAAGCCTTATACAAAGGAATATAATGCCCGAAGAAGCCACAAGAGAAAGACTTGAACAAATGGGTATAGATTGGGAAGAGGAGAGAGATTGGCCCATTCCGGAGGCGTTAGATTGGGAACTTCCTATAAGGTTAGCTGAAGGAGCAGCGGGAGCCGTAGGACTTCCTAGTGAATTATATCCCGTTAGTCCCGACGATAAAATTGCTTGGGCTAAAGAAGAAATAGGGGATGACTGGGAGCAACATATAGATTATGNGGATCTTCCTGATTGGTTGCCTCCAGAGGGCTTTTGGAACAATACAGCAACACTACTCGGAGGAATGGTTCCTTATGCTATAGCCGGATTAGCAACTGGGGGGTCTGGAGCTTTAGGGTCAATAGCTACCAGGTCTTTAAATAGGTTTGCTCCTCACTTAGCTCAAAGGATTAGTGGAACTCTGGTGGGAAGAGCAGCAGATACGGCTATGAAATCAGCTATAACCGGGGCAGCAACTTCTACCACTCGCCAAGCTATGACTAGGATGACTCAACCCGAAGAGTTTGTGATAGATGAAGCCGTAAGAGATATTGCTAGTACTACTGGATGGTTCGCAGCTTTAGGAGGAACTAGGACTACTGTGGGACAAGGAGCTCGTTCCGTAATATCTAAAGCCCTTCCAGAAGCAATGAATTATGGAAGAATAACTCCGGAATTAGCTAATCTTATTACTCACACTGGAGGAGCAGCTTCAACTGGTGCTTCGTTAGCAGCCTTAGATACTGCTTTAAAATACATTTCCGACCCGGATGCAGCTAATTGGGAAGAACTGGGAGAAGACGCTTTAGAAACCATGCTTTTCTATGGTGGATTAGATTTATTGTTTAGTATGACTAATACTGCTCGTAGAGCCCCTGCTGGTAAACATGCTGTTAAGGACCCGAAAATACTAGACAAACGATTGAAACAGCAAGGATATGNAGAGGATAAAGACGTCCCCGGACTTTACCGACACNCTGAAACAGGTCGTTTAATGAATATCGTAGAGATATATGACCACAAAAGAGCTGCCATGTCCGGGACTTTTACAGCTGTGGAAGGTAAATCTAATCTTAAGACTATGCTTCAAAACCCCAAATACGCAGACCAACTAACAGGACTATTAGGTCCGAGTAGAACAGGTCTTGGATACGGACTCCACGCTAACCATGTTCCATACAATTTTAGACCAATTGTTAAAGAGAACTTAGCATCTGTAGAGCCTGATACCCTTAAAAAGTTTGTATCTCCTTTTAAATACACCACAGACCCCAAGACGGGACTACCCAAGCTTACTATAGATAAGAGTGCAATGCCCCACTTCAAGCCTTGGTTAGACCCGGATGCTAAGAAAAAACTTCCGGCGGATCTAAGGTTAAAGAATTTTGCAAGAGCTACTAAAAAAAGAATTGAGGAATTACGGAAGAATCCGGAACATAGTAGGGACTATGCAACTAGGCCCGCTCAAATGGCTCCCACTGAACAGTCTAAAATAATAGACAGGCCTAAAGGACACGGTGTGGGAGAACCTTATAAAACAGCGGAGGCTCCTCCACATAGGCTAGATAGGTCCGTTGCTCCGGAGAAGTTTAAAATAACTATAGGAGATAGACAGGCGTTGGTAACAACTGGGAAAGAGTTACCACAACACTATAAAGCAGAGCTTAAAAGGTTAGGTTTTAAAGCCCGGGGAACTGGAGTAAAAGAAGAAGTACAGTGGAGAGGTCCAGTATCTCAGGAAGCTAAAGACTTTTTAAAAGCTGTACAAGAAGGTAGGTCTATAATAGGGAGGATCGGGGATAAAGACGTTCATATGCAATTCCCAACTTCCGGAGAAACAGTTAAAACTCGGTTAAAGGCAGAAAGGGCTAGAATGCTTTCAGAAGCAGGATTTGTGGAGGAACATCCTGGACATTTCAGAGCTGAAAGAACTCCCGCTGCCGAAGAGGCTTTTCAAGCTATGATGGGTGCAGAAAGAGTTCCAGAAATTGATATTACTAGGGAAGCTTTGGTGGAAGAATCTCCAGAGGAAACTGAAGCAGAACCTATGGCAGCTACAAGAGAAGAACCAGTAGAAGCTCCTGCAGAAGAACCTGTGGAACCCGTTGCTGAGCCAACCCTTGAAGCACCCGAAGAGCCTACCGAAGAACCACCCATACAAGACATACCCGGAGAGCAAGTAGTAGAAGGGCCAAAGTCTATAGATACTGTAACAGAAGAGGGACAAGTAAGAGTACAACTAGGAGAGGGAGAAGCTCCTTCCAAGGAGATGGCTGATAAACTTAAAGGAAAAGGGTTTGAGCCGGATGAGACCGGAAGAGTGTGGTCTGCAGAAGATAAGAAAGGAACTAGAAAATTAGCTCGAGAATTAGAGGCAGAGATTGACCCTAAGAAGGCAAAACAAAGGAATGAATTAATGCCTCAAGCTTGGAATAGGATAGAGACCTTAGAAAACAAGGTAGGACAGGGACTTACAGAAAGTGAGCTAACAGAGTTAAAATCTCTTAACGAACAACTAGTGCCTTTGTCTGAAAAGCTTTATGAACTAACTGCTGTAGAAGATGTGGACGCGTTAACAGACGCACAACGAGCAGAGTTAGAAAGGGTAGAGAAAGAATACAAAGATACAAAAGCACGTAGAACAGAGCTATATAACGAAGGGAAAAATTTAAGCGAAGCAGAGTATATGGAGCTTGAAGCTCTAAGAAAAGGAGTACAAACAGGAGACGTTAGTTTAATTCACAGAGCAATGCAGCCTGCTAAGTCTGCTACCTACTCGGAGGGGGACCGGGTAGAAAAGATGAGCGGCAGTGCTATGAAAGGAACCCTTAAAGCAAAACAAGGAACTGTGGTAGGAACTAAAGCTCCCGACCAAAAAGGTAGACCCCAGATAGATGTGCAATGGGACGGCACCGGAGAAATACAAACAGTTCCTACTACGGACAAAAAATTGTATAAAGTGGATAGGACTGCGATGGAGGGGGTTAGACCTCCTGACCCTACAGCAGGGTTAAGAGTTGGAGAGGAAGAGCTAGCACTCAGTCCGGAGTTTCCAGAAGAAGTAACTATCAACCTCGAGGAGGTAAAAGACAAAGAAGGATGGGAACTATCTTTTGAAGAGTTTCGAGCAGTTAGAGAACAGGACGACCCTAAGCTAGCAGATAAACATTGGGCAGAACACTTAGAGGCTTGGGAGTCTGTGCTTAGTAGAGCTCCTGAGGGAGAAGTTCCTGATAGAAACTGGGAACAACTTGAAGCTCTTAGTTTAGGAAATATAGACCCGGCTAAAGTAAACATCG